AGCTCTTTTACAACCGCACTGAAGGGGCGGAGGCATTTTAACGTGATTGTTTCACGGCGTATAATCCAGCGGCAGCGGTTCAACATAAATGTCAACGGCTGTGCCTGAAGAAGGCAATGTTCCTCCAGACAACTGAATGTACGAGCCAGCAGAGCTGTAGCCACTTATTGATACTATTGTCTGATAAGTGACGGCACTAGCGGTGGCACCGCTAGCTGGGGTCCAAATGGATCCCGAAGCTCCTAGTTCCCAACCATAAGCATTACTGGTTGTGTTAATCAAAGCACAATTGGACCTGGTTATTGTGGGAGCAGTGTACACTGTAGATGATCCTTTAAAACGGATAGACACAAAGTAAACACCTGATGAAATATCAGATGGAAAGAAGATGGTGTCATAACCCGCTCCAGTGGCTTTGATGGTAATACCACCTAAGCCAGTAGGGGTGGTCTGCACACTAGACAAAATGTCAGTGGACGTGTAAGCTCCATTGTTAATAACAGTGGTCCAGGTACCTGGGTATTCACCCGGGATGAGCTTTGGATAAAACAACTCAATGTCATAGGTTACCCAAAGTTCACCTATGACAGCGGCGGCCTGCATTCCAACTGTTGCCAGCTGGAAATTACCCCAATCGTAAAATCGTTTGTCTTCGCCTGATGGAACAGTTCCCGATCGCAAGTATGAGTTGCGAATAGGACGAAATTCCAGGTCACATTCGATAGGGTGCAATAATGATTCAGATGGTTTAGTAGCACAACTAAATTCTGAAGCAGCCATTTCAGGCTTATTCACATAGTTGGACTTAGTTACATTGTACTGAGTTGCCATTATTACTGATCCCATCGCCGTGTTCGTTGAGTTTAAAGCATCAGCAGAATTGGACAAAAATTCAAACATCATGCCCCAAATTCGATATGACGTAAAACACCCGCAGATTTGAGAAAACCATGGGAAAGTTTGCGCCAGACCGGGATTAATTGGGTAAACATTGTTTGTAAAAGCCGTAGATCCACTAATGTCTGAAATTAACTCTCGATGACGAATTCGAACAGAGTTTTTGGGTCCACTAAAGGTGGGGACACCGCTAGCCATCAAAGAATTGTTGCTAATTTTGTAGTCTCCGCTACCTATTGCCTTGCTTAGCCATCCGCCGGCCGCTGCTCCAAGACTAGGCATTCCTACCATTCCTCCTAGAGCTGCGCCTCCGGATATTAAACCAGTTTTAACTCCGGTTTTGACCAGTTTGGCAAGTTGTTCAGCAAAATCATTTTTGGCTTGCTTGGGTTGAGTTGGTTTCTTGGTTTTGTTAGTTTTAGATTTCTTTCTAGCCATGTTGAAAGAAGCGTTATTGTTGAAATGGCGAACACTCCAATTAAGGCACAAGTGAAGACATATGGCTACCGGCAATGGTAGCATTGACATCATCACATGGATAATTGAGTGGACCAAACCTTCGGAAAAGTTAAAGTCACACTCATAAAACCCAATCATGAAGGCAAGCCACCACCATTGTGACTTAATGACTTCTTCTATTACAGGGACAACAATATCCACGGAATTGAATTGCCGTATTTGAGTGCAGTGGTAACGAAGCTCATTAACAGCAACGTTAGGTTTTCCACCAATGTCCACCTGACAAATGCGCTCCACTATCGGTCCTTGAAGAACCACAGGGGCTATTCCCGAAACTTCACTAACTAAGGCATCAATGTCAGCAAAAGTGAGTCCATAGCGTTCACATAAAAACGGATATGTACGGTCGTCCACTGGATATGATTTGGATGCGTAATGCTGGTACTCAGACTTAATCATTGTGTCTGCCCCTGTATATCTTAATGATACCTCCCTGAGGACGGGCACAAATGACCAAGAAGATTGCATACCAATGCAAATTTCAGCCACCCATTTCCAGTATTTACGTTCATTATAACCGTTATGTTCCCAAAACGTTTTGGCCAACACTCTACCAATTTTGGGACCCAAAATGTATGAGTCCCCGAACGGGTAAAACAGACAACTACAAAACTCAGCAGTTGTGACTGTTCGGTTGGTTGGGGTTATTAAAAACCCCTTTTGCTTATAGTACTCTTTCATCATCACTAGGTCAATTGGCTTGTTTGTAAATGCAACAGTATCGTCGCCCAAGGCCATCATTCTGAAACCAATGCCGTTTCGTTGACAGTAGTTCCAAAATAAAATGAAGTTGAGTAACGTGTTGCCTAATGAAGTGTTTGGCCGACCTGACCCACGCTTTCCTTTACAACTAAATTTCCAGCCTCCTTTAACCTTCCCCTGAGTTACAGTTTGCAACCGAAGAAGAAGAAGAATCATCAAAGGGAATCCAGCAGCAGAATACACTTCCATCTCGCAGACAATTGCTTGCCATGATATGGTGGAATCGAAACTACTGAAATCAGAATCAATGATGTATGGAAATCGTTTAGCTGAGTCGGAAAACCAGGACCCTATTTCTTCAGCCGACGTCTTAGTGGCATAAAAGAAAACAGGGTGATGGTAATTGAAAATGTTAGCAATAAACGTTGAGAGGGATGTGATCCATGGACCAACAGTGACATTGTAAAAGGCTGTGCTAGCCTGAATTAATCTGGCGGAGAACTCTTGTTTACCTAAATATTTTTCTTTCTTTATGAAGCCTGTGGTAAATCCAGGCTTAGTATGGTGCGATAGAGATTCATAATCCAAATCGCGGTAGAGTTTCTCCCGTCTTGTCGTGCCATATCTTGCAGCCCACTCCTCCTCACTAAGTAAATCATTCGCAGCCGAAAATGACTTGGCTGCTACCAATATTTCGGTAGGAATAGCCATGTCATCCCAAGCGCCTGCCTCAACCGGAGCATGACGAATGCATCGGTTACGAATTGCTGTCATAATACTATGGTAGCAATTTCTTGGTAGAGTAGGCAACCAGGACGGCACCACTAAAAACCTATTGGTCATTATGGTGCGAATGTCGCATGTTATAATGGATGGGACCCGCAGCTCAGCCGTCGGATCCATATCCAGGAGTGGAGCAGGACAGCAACGGTCCGGCAACGAAAAGAATGAATAAGCGCGCCCGAGAACGAGCGGTAACACTTTATTCATCCAGTCAGGTGTACTAACATAACCCATTGCTAGTGCCACACAGAAGACTGTAATTGCAATTATTAAACAGGTAATTAATGGAACGAGAAAAATGTCAATTTTGTTTTGAAGTGCCAACGCAAGAAAATACAATCCCACAACAGACCAGATCACGATCATGATTCGCAACAAATAGCTATCATGATTGTACTCAAACTTGTTGATGGATCGTATTGTTTGATTTTGGGTTGGATGAAAAGGTTGAAACTTGTCTTGACGTATTTTAACTTCAGATTCCAATGCCTTATGATAAACAGTGGTTAACAATTCCATTTTATTAATCGCCAGTTCATAGCGATTAAAAAGATCAATGTTGTCTCTTGCCAAAGCTTGTGGGAAAGCACTGATGAAGGACCGAAAGGCCGACTCTTTCGACCTATCCAGACCAGCACAATGCATTTCCACATACGGTAAGAGGGCTGTTGATAAACTAGGTTCATGAGCAACTTTGGCTACCGTGCGTTGCCATGGGTTGAGTAGTGCGGGGGGCAGTACATCAGTGTAGAAAAACTTGATCAACCAGTGATCATTATAGTCCCCTAATACCGTGATTGCCATTCCCGACTTTCCTTCACCACGCCATGCACGTTGAAACATCCATGAATTGGACTCATGTTTATAAGCAACTGAGTTGCCTTCAGCCATGGTAGTCCAAATTCCGTTGTCATACTTGGTGCTCATGTCTTTTAGCTTGTTAAACGTGTTTAATCCGGGCATATATCTGTGCACGACAGCATAATGGGTTCTTGACATCACCTTCCATTTCAAATGATCCGCCAGTTCCTGTGGCAACACATAGTACAGGGAATGGACAGAATAAGATGATGCAAAAACACCACAAGTGCAATCGTGCAAATAATGATTACAGCTTCCGTATCCTGAAACCAAATTGCGAGCAACTTTTTCGTAAGTTAATGAGGGGTTTAATGTCCACACACCATTCAATCGCATTTGTCTGTTGTTGTTGAAGTTGCCTCCAACATCAACAATGCGTAAATGTTGTGTTTGGGTGCTAACCATGTCCTCAGTTGCATGTTGCAAAGCTAAACATGCAGCCAAACTACGAAAAGCCCCTGAGATAGGGTGGCCCCACATGCCAGGAGTTCGTCGAAATTTAGAACAAATTTCTGATAACTCGGGGCATTGCACCGAATAGGGCAATTCTATCAAATGAGGAACCAAACCATACGCATGGTTCAGGGCCTCATTAGGAGCATTGTTCGCAGCGGGTTCGGCAATGTTGCGCCGAAATTCCCGCTTGGGCTCGGGCGTGCCTTTTTCAGCCTGTTTGGGCTTATTCTCAGACACTTTATTTTTCTTTGGAGGGGTTTGTTTCCCCTTGGCTCTCTTTTTGGATGAGCGAGTTGAACTAGATTTAACTGAGTTATTATCCGAG